ATGGTAAAGTTATCTTCTTTACCATCATTAGGACCTTCTGCCATACCTTTTTCACCCATTAGGGCATCGCCTTTATGACGCTGTGCCCATTCTTGGGTAAGTTTGGCCATGAACTTTTCTGCCAGCATACGAGCATGTTGGCCTGCTTCTTCACCGAACTTTTCTGAGATTTCTTTTTCCACATCAATGGCAATACCTTCTTCTGAACGGAATGGTCCCACATTGGGATTGTCTCTGTTATAGAAACTTTTTACAATGCGAGCAACCTCACCGATCATGGCCTTCATGTCACGATCTTCTGCCACAGGCTGTGGTTGTTCTGGAGCAGGTTCTGCTGAGGGTTCAGGAACAGGTGCTTGGAATATGTCTGCCAATCCTGGAAACTTGTCTTGATTTTCTGGTTTCATTGCCCAGGGCATTATGACATCCTGAATAGGATCTGCACCGGGATTGATTCTTGCTTGGTCTTTGAGATTGTCTGCTAACTCGGGACTTTCGACGCCGTATTCGCTGAAGAAACGCACTACCTCGTCCGCTGCCATTTCATCACTAAGTGTCAATGGTTGTGGAAGTTCCTGGAGAGCCTGTGCTAATTTTGCCGCATCGAATTCCATACTGGCGGCGTCTTCTGCCCATTCTGTGAATGCCTGATCTAATTTGCCTGGGGGTAATATTGGACCTTTAATACCGTTAGAGAAATCGTATTCTTCTCTCATTTCGTCGTCTTCTTCGCTGTCTGTCTCACTGACATATGATTCTAAATCTACCTTATTGGCCTCACTCATTATTCGATGTAGTAGGGGAAAGTATTGACTGAGTTCTTCTTGATAATTTTTCTGTGTGAATTTTGCCTTATAATCTTCCATTGTAACAGCATCTAATTCTGCCTGTAGGCCATCATCTTCTGTGGCTGTAAATTCTGCTATCCATGATTCATAATGGGGGCGCTTGCTCAAACTTTCAATCTGTGCCTTTAATTCCTGTAGTCGGCCTACGGCCCTTTCTGTTATACCTAATGCGTCATCGTGTAGAGTAGCGCCTCTTATAGTCTTTTGAAATTCTGCCAATTGAGCAATTTCCTCGCTCATACGAATTATGGCCTTGCCTGCTGGATCATGTGGGGCACCACCGTGATCAACATGCTGAGCCATGGCAAATGCGCCTGCGGGATGAATGAAAGGATACTTGAATCTCTCACCATCTCTGTTCTGTATAAAAATTGCCTTGATATTTTTACGTTGGCTGCGAGCACCTGGGAATGTTTCTTCCACGGGCTTGTTGTGTCTAATGATAACTTCTGTGCGTCCCTTGACAGCACGACTGGTTTTAGAACTGCTGCGACCGTTCCAACGTCCTTCTGCTATGTTTGCCATATCTTCTTCCTTGGGGCCCTGCGTGGCTGCTAAATGTTGAAAATCGTTTTTGTCTAAGTTAGTCTTGGCTATGTCTCTGGTGTCAAATCTCAATAGTCTGCGCATAGCAAAATAGCGCATTTCTTTGAGAAAATCATACCACAATTTCTTGCCCATGATATCCTGACCTTCTGTGATACCTTGGCTGTAGTATACTTTGAGACTGCCTAAATCATTTAGACTGATACTAACACGACCGAGATCTACACCTTCTCTCACAAAATCAAAGTCGAAAAAACGTGCTTCTGCTGGATCAATAGTCACAGCACCGGTTTCGTCGCCCATTTCTAAATTGCTAAAACGGCTGCGAACTTTGTCAAATAGATCTTGGCTGATAATCTGTATAGGTTTCATAATGTATATTTATTAGTGCGTTATGTAAATGGGCATGGGCATAATCCACTCATCTTCTCGTTCTTCACGCATTTTATCGTATATAGCAGGATCCCATTCTTGTAGCATCATTACCATGCGTAGGGCCAATAACATACTGCTGACCAAATCATCAGTTGAGCCGACTTTGCCTGAAAAACTTATGCCCTTGGCTATATAGGTCTTTAACTCACTGACCAAAGGCTTGCTATAGATTTTTAGTCTATCACTTTCAATTAGATGTTTTAACTTGGCACAGATTGATATTTTTGCTGAATGTGTGGTGTTAAATCCCTTGCGAAATCTGCGCACATGCCCTTTCTTTATAGGCTCACTGAGGAACAGGCCTGGTATGCTTTCTTCACCTAATTCTGATATGGCCACAAGTGCTGCTTCACCTACAGCATTATTTTCCACACTGAAGTATAGGTTAGCCTGACTGCCTTGTCTACTACATTCGTCATTGATGTAATTACAGATGTCCCTCAATATTCTAACCTGCCCTTGTATGGTGGTAAGGTTGTGCTGCCATTCACCAGCCTGTTCAAAACTGGGGATTTCTAAGATCTGTATGGCCGCCGGATCTCCACCTGTCCCCAGACTGGGATCGAGAGCAACAATATACGAGCAGTTAGGTTTGACTTTCTTATACCAACGACACTGACCCATTTTCATGAATGGCTCTTTGCCCTCTAAGGTGGCTAATTTTAGGCTGCTGATTAGCGTTTCATCGAAGACCAAAAATTCGCATTCATGCTCACGACGGAATCGTTCTTCACCTATACTGGCACGCTCTACTTCAGCCCATTTTTCATCACGTTCAGGATGTTCGCTCCAGTGTGCTCTAAATGGGAAAAATCCATTGCGTCCCACTGTGGTAGTGTTACCGTGTTCATCAAACCTGTAACTGGCATCTTTCCAAATTAGAGCGAATTGATCTTCATCTGAATTAGGTGTAGATGTTAGTATGGCCTTACCACCTGTGGCCAAGGTAGGACGAATGGAAGTCCAAAATTCTGTGGCAATGTTTGGTTCAACGAAGGCAAACTCGTCAGCATAGAGTAGGGAAATACTCATACCACGGCCGGTTGTTTCTGTTGTAGTTTGTGCTACAATACGACTACCGTTGTCAAACTCTATACTCTGTTTGTTATAACTTACTACTCCACAACGAATATGATCAGGACATAATTCATAGGCATATCTAATACGCTGCATGATTTCTTGAGCACCTGTATATTTGTGTGCTGCTACAAGTATAGTGCTGTCTGGGATAAACATTGCATACCATAACAAATAACCTGCGGCTGTTGTAGTTTTACCTGTCTGGCGGGGCAGTAGATTTATGTTAAATCTGTGATTATGATAACTATCTACCAAGCGTTTTTGATAATCAAATGCTTCGTATTTTAATTTTCCTCTAACAGGATGTTGTATGAAGAAAAAGTTATTGAGAAAATAATGAGGCCCAGTTTCTTGGTCCTGACAAGAAATTAAATCATCAATATGCTCTTGTGTCCATTTTTGTTGAACGTTAGCATTTTTAACAAGTTTATAATCTTTAGTAACAGCCATACAATTATTTACTGAAAAAAATAGCCCCCTAAGGGGCTATTTGGTGAAAATTGCATATTAATAATCAACTTTCACTAACGAACCTTCTATATTCCAAGAATAGGTTCTTTTCTACTTCCTCCATAGTTGGATGGCCTTTAGGAGATGTTCCGTCCATCCTATCGCCTTGCCCTGGCTGATTCTCTTGATGTGCAAATTGATTTGCATCGAACTCATTCTTTTTGTTTGGATCTGCTGGGGTATTGTCATACTCTTTTACATCGTCTCCCTGGTCGCCGTCTTGGTCACCTCCTTCATCGTCGCCTGGGTTTAATTTATCTATCATACTGCGCATCATTGTAGGCTCGTCCATGCCCATGTCATCGCCCCCGTCTGTATCTACTTCTGCCGGTGGGGGCATGTCTCCTGCGGGTTCCGCCATACCCATATCATTATGATCATGGTGATCACGACCTGCTAGAGTCATAATATCACGCAACATGGCACTGAGTTCATCACCGCTGTCTGCCGTAATGTTAATGCTTGCCGGAGTATGGTGATCACTCATACCACCCATAGGAGGCATCATGCCACATTCTTCTACCTGTTCATCATTAGCTTCTTTTACAGGAAAAGATTTCTCACCGACTTTAAATGATTTTTCACCTTTAGCTTTTGCCTGGTCAGATTTAATTTTTAGAATCTCCGGACCTTCATCAGCCTTTTCTTCATCCATATCCTTACTTTCATTGTTAAGAGTAGGAGTATCTTTGTAAACTTGAGGATTTTGCTCATCAAGCTCTGCTAATCTTTTTAATACATCTAGCATCTGCATAATTATTTTCCTTTTCCACCGATAACGCTTTGTGATTTTTCGTCGGCGTCTGTGTTAAACTTAGCCGCACCTTCTGTAGGAATTTCTTCTCCGCGCTCTCGTCTTTGCAGTTTGAGAATATCGTTTAATTCTTTTACAAAACCAGAATTATATTTGTCACCGTAGTAATCTTCAAATTTAACATTTGGTGCTTCTTTGTAATCAGGATCGTTTAATAACGCACCCTCTCTTTTAGGTTCTTGTGTTTGATATTCTTCGCTTGGCTCGTTTGGTGCTCTTACTACAAGGTGTGGTTTGCCTACACCTAAGTGGGTGCTAAGGTATTCTTTAAGCTCAAATTGCGTTGTTGGAAAATCTAACACTACTTCATAGATATTAACTTCTGAGTTTTTAACTTGGGGAAAATCTAAAGGTGCTGCTTGAATTGGTGTTTTAGATTTTTTTAAACTTAGAGAAGAATTATCTCTAATAAATCTTCCTAAAAGACTTTTCATTAGATCTTCTTGTTCAGAAGTCATTTCGTGAGCAATTTTAATCCTAAAAGGATATTGCTTTTGAGATTTGGTTAGATATTCTTTAAATGATTTCATAGTATTATTTATTTAAAGATTTAAGTTTTTCAAGGAGGCTGTTTCTGTCACTAATGATATAACCTTCTGCTTGAACGGTTTGAGTTTCTACATCACTGTGTTTTTTATCAATCGCTAACTTTTTAATCTGAAGATCGATCATTTTTAATTTTTTATCAATTTTTGCAGATTTTGCCTGAATAGCAGCATTCATCATATTGGCTGCAACTTCAAACATTCTAGCTCCGTATCTAACATCTACATTCATACCTAGATCCATTAGGTCATCATAAGCCTGCTCTGCCTTACTGGCCAACGCATCTAGCTCTGAATCAGCCATGTCTCCTAACCCTTTTACTCTAGGCAATGCGCTGGCTATTTTATCAAACTCCTCAAGTTTCTCTTGGAGATTAATGGTTTCTTTTTTACTTGATTCGGTGGGCCCAATTAAATGTTCTTCATTTGGGGCGATATCGAACAATTTTTCAAGTTTCTTAGTCATAAATTTACTTATCTTTTCTTTTTAGTTCCGGTATGGTAAATGTCGTGCTCATTAATAACTCTGAAGACAATTCCTCTTGATTTAGCCCATTCCCCTGCCGCCGCCCATTTTGCCATATTTTTAACATATTGAGCTTGATTATATACATTTTTACCAACTCTTTCTTTTATCATTTGATTAGCTGGTTTAATTTCTATCAGTTCGACTTTTTTACGTTGATTTTTATCATAGTAGACAATGATAAAATCAGGGACATATACTGTAAATTTACCTGTTAAAGGATCTCTATATGGAATTTTTACAGGTTCGCTAGCCCATTCTTGTATAGCAGGATTATTATCACAAAACATCATAAATGTCATTTCCCAGCTACTACGATATAATGGATCTTTACTTCCTATATATTTCTCTGGATTTTTTACCTTGTAGAAATCCTTACTGAATTTAAGGCTCATGCTATTATGTTTCTAAGTATTTCAGGATTAGTGGGCAAGACATATCCGATACCTAGACTGCTAGACTTATATCTATTATAATTTAAAATTTCTGCCACTAATCCAGAAATGTCAGCGTCGGTAAATCCTTTCAAAGTATCAAGAATTTGCATAGGATTATAACCATCTTGTTTAGCCTGAAGAATTATAACTTCGCTAATACTTTCTGAGGCAACTTCTTGAAACCCTCTACTCTGAAAAAAACCTGTCAACGCAGCATACACTGTAGGATCGATTCCCATAGGAAGTGATTGGTATCCTTCGAATCCTTGAACTGTTTTTGTCTTTTGACTTGCGCCGGGAAAATTAGAATAAGATGTTCTCATTATCGTTTAGGTGGAAAAATAATTGCCGCAGGGTTAACTCTGAGTTTACCATCGACACTTGTGTTAATTCCTTTAAAAACATTAACACCAATTCCGCCTGGTAAATTTACTACACCTGGATTATATTGATTGGTAGGTTGTTCGTAGAATTTCCCCGCAGGTTCTCTAACTGAATAATTCAAGGCTCCCGATGCTATGTTATAACCTTTAGGTCCTACTCTACCGAGCCCGTTCTTTTGTAGGTAATCTTTAGCTAATATAGCTGCAATGTCTAGTAGCTGATTATTAGTCCTATAAGGCGGGTTGATATATCCATATTGTCTCGGTTTACCCGACTTATCAAATAAGGATGCTTTTTGCGGAGGAATATTATATTGTCTAGCATTTCCCGCCTTATCGAACACCGAGCTTCCTTGTCTTGCAAGTTGAGGTTGATTAAAGATTGCTGCATTTCCTGGACGTATAGCTAATTCTTCGTTCGCATTAGGATCGTTATTAGAGTTACCACCCATCTTTAAAGGACTTTGATTAGGATCATAAAATTCGTTAACAAAACCTGGGATTTTAGAATTACCACTGTTAGTATGGTATAAAACATTTTCATAAACAAGTGTCATCGAATTTTGTAATACTTTTGTTTCAGCCGAAGTTAAAGAATCGTGTTTCCATTCAGTAATTTTAGGATTAATTAAACTGACCATTGTATGGTTATCTGTATTGTGATGGAAAACATATATGTCTACTCGTTCAAAAAAGCTTTCGCTGTCTTTTCTAGTATACATTCCATATTCGTAGTCAGTATCAGAGAATTTAGTATCTTTGAATTGCCTTGGAACGTTGGTTTTTGTTTTATAGTTTCCGTCTGCAATGTGGGAAATATAATATGAATGCCATAGGTTATTGGTTATATTACTGGAGTCATCATGAAACTCAATTGATACAGGACTATAGGTTAGTCCTGTATGCACTTGTGTTTTTCTGTTATATTGATTAACCGTTTCGGTTTTAATAGTAAATCTCGGTAAATCAATTTTTTTAACAAATAATCCTATGTTTTTGTCTAGCTCATTGGCTGAAGCGTTAGTATTAATTATAAATTGAACATAGTAAAGAAATCCATATTTAGGTGCTCTAGCTTGTCCGTCATCTGAAAACAACCTTGCAGCATGTCTATAATCGTGAAGAGTTGGCTCTAAACCGTTTAAGGGAGGTAGACCTAAATAGTTATTAAATTTTGACATATTGATATTTATGCCAATAAAAAAGCCCGGATTTTACCGGGCTTTTTAATAATAGATAAACTATTACCCGCCAACAGCTTGACCTTGTGCGTTTGCAGGACGAACAACACGACCTACATTTACACCTATACCACTGGCTGCTCCCCCTGGTGCTTCTAGTTGAATTGCATTATCGTAAGTTATCGTTAAAGCAATATCCATTATTTCATTGCTGCTATAATCGCCGCCTTGATAAGTTGCTTGTTTAATGAAGCATCCTAAAAATTCAAAGCTTTCTAAAGTTACAGGCTCAAATCCGCCATTGCCGCCATCTAAAATCTCAACCCGCATTCTGAACTTATAGTCAATAGCACTTTGCGCACTAGCTTGTTCAAAGAAATCAAATTGTTTCTGTAGTTGCTCACCAACTTTACGGCTAACTACTCCACTAGCATCATCTCTTAAGGTAAGTTTAGCATCAGCAAAACTATGTTTACCTAGAATTTTAACTGTGCTGTTGTAAACAGGTAAAGTTATGTTTTCAAAGGTAATGTCCGGTCTTGACGCATTCATAACCTGCTTGGTTAGTTCGGTTGTGGGTGCTCCTGCAACACCGAATCCGTCAAGAGTTACACGGAATCTATACTTTAATTTTGGCATCAACAACCCTTGTGTTGATGATGCCTGTGTTCCTGCTAATGGAACTGTAAAATTTCTTAAACTTGCAATTGGCATGAACTGCTCCTTATTCGTTTTATTTACCTATTATAGTCCAGCTGCAATATCACCCTTGTTTTTGAGTCTCAATGGAATGTAGATAAATTCAACACTTTTAACTGGTTCTACAGCTATATCCATATATAGCTCGTTACGGTCAATTCTTGCAGCAGTGTTATTTGTCTCATCACAGACTACAATAAAATCATACAGAGCACGTTGACCTACTAACTCGAGTAGCAAGCTTTCTGCTGCGGACTTAATTTCTCTTCTTGTCTGTGCATCATTAGGCTCAAACAAGAATGGTCTTGATAAAACATCTAATTGTCTACGTAGATATGCAACTAGTCTAGCTACGTTAATTCTATCTAAGGAACTTGCGTTTCTAGCACGAGTTCTTTGACCATAGATAACTAGACCAACTCCTGTTAAATTACTAATAGGATTAATTTTTACATCGTCTAACACGTCACGTAGATTTTGTGGAACTGTAGTTGACTTAAATTCGCCTTCAGAATCGACATAACCCACTGAGGTTGCGTTATCAACTGTGCCTCTACGTGTTCCTGCTGGAGCAAACCATTGATATGCCTTGGCATCACTGTTAATAATAGTTCTTAATACCATGTGGCTTGCAGGAACTACAATGTTGTTGCCAGCATTATCTGTTGCGTAGCCGCTTGGATAAAACATACCCATGTATTCATCATAGGTAGCTGCACCGATTTCATTTGTCTCTACAGCTCCATTGCTGTTTAGACCGTATGCATTTAAGGCAGATCCAGTTGGTTTCAATCTAAATGGTGTATCACCTACTACAAATCCTGTAATTCCTCGATCTGTATTAAATGCTACCATATTGCTAACTAGCTCAGGATATGATGGTGCTGCGATTAAGTTAAAGTTTAATGTATCTGTATCTCTAATGGCTACATTAGTATCAATTAGAGACTTCATAGCTTTAACAATAACTTGACGCTGTGCTTTACGTCCAAATACACCTGATCCATCATCGGCTGTAGTGTATTGTGCGACCCATCTATCTGCTTCATAGTTTGCCATCGACTCACTGTTGAATCTTAAGTTAAGTCCGCTATTTGCTAGAGTGTTAACATGTCCTGCTACGTATTTCTTAACATTGAATCCACTACGGCGAGTATTCCACAGTCGCATACCTCTTGGATATAACAACGGGTCTGGACAATCTGGATCTACATAGTTACTACTTCTCATTAAACCTAATACACCAGGAGTGTTAACTGTTCCTGTTGTATTGTATCGTGCATCTGCAAAGACCCAGCCATCTGGACTTGATTGATCAGTTGTATCTTGTAAAACCCACTTAGTAACTGTAGAGGTGTTATAAACATAAATGTTTTTACCGTAAGCTTCTAGATCGCTTGTATCAATCCAAATATCGCCTGTAACTAAATCACTTCCATCTGATTGTGTAGTTGGCTCTAAAGAGCTAACAATTGGACCATTAGGATCTGCATTAGGGAAAGCGTTTGCATAGCCTACCCATTGAGTTCCTGTGTTATACATAATATCAACCTGATCCAACACATTGCTATACCAAAGTGTTCCATCAACTGGATCTGTATATGGCGCTGTTGGTTTTGCTTCAAATACTAACGGTTTCCAGTTTGAAACTAGGAAGTCGGTTGTTGTGTTGCTTGCAAATGTATAAAGATTTGCAGTTCCACTTAAAGTAGTCATATCATAGGGTATTAAACCTAATAATGATCTTACTGCGCTATTTAGACCGGTAATTTTAATATTACCACCTAGCTTATGATTCATTGTTAGTCTACCAGTTGATGAATCAAACGAAGCAGTTACATTGATTAATCCAGATAATGCACTGATAGCTGCTGGAATCATTGATCCTAATACTGTTGTAGCATTAGTTACAGTCATAATAACTTGCACAGGGGAAGTAAATGTTGAAGATTCTACTCTACTTTCTGCTACACTAAATGTGTATACTGACCCGTTCGTTGCATAAGCTGTGACTGGATCAGAAACGATTGTTGTAGCACCAGTTTTGCTTCTTCTCCAAAGTTTAAAGTTTGCTGTTTCACTTGCGTTATCATCATAGTTACTATCGATAAAGAGAGATCCTACGCTAAGATTAGCACCACCTCCTGTTAGGTCTAAGTTATAGGTAGCATTTTGAACATTTCTATAGATAGGAGCAGATACTACACTCCAAGTTTGTGTGCTTCCGTTAAAGTATTTTACACTCCAGTTAGCACCATTAGATTTTGAAGTTGTTGTAATCCAAACTGATCCTGTTGCTGTTGCGCCGTTCCATGATGGATAGTTGTAGTGCTCGCTTATTTGAACAGACTTTCCTCCACCGAAGCCGTTTACTACTGCTTCCCAAGCATTTGATCCATTTTTATAATATACTCTAGAATCGTTATCATTCACAATAACAATGCAGTAGTCACCTATTTGTCCAGCGCTGACTAAAGGAATATTTGTAGGACTTGCTAAAGTTGATTTATTAGAATCATCGATAACAAGTGGAGTTTTTACTGTAAATTTTTGAGTAGATGCGTTCCATTCTTTAATGCCAAAAACTGAGTTAGCTGTATCAACCCAATAAGTTCCAGATATCGGATCACCTACAGGTTCTGTTGCTTGAGGAGCAAGTTCTGCTAAATCAATATCAGCTCTGACAACATAAGATCTACTGCTTACACCTAATGAGCTGTATGCTGCTTGTAGACCGTATTCATTTAATTCATTTCCATGAAGGGGATTACCACTGCTATCGGTATAGAACAATGGGGTGCCAAACGTATCAGTTAAATCTCGTTGGCTTGTGATTAACCATACCTTACCTGCATTGGCTTTGGTAGTTCCTGCGGCAATTGTTCCGCTTGGATTTGTTTTGTCTTGCGCAGTAGCTACGAAAACCATAGGCGCTGTGCCGGGAGCAGCCGGTGTGTAAAAACTTTCGTCAATAACCTGAACTACTACACCAGGTGAATTCAATGTTGCCATTATACAATCTCCTAAATGGATTACTTTGATTTATTTATTACCATCTTAGAAAAAAATCCGTCTTAAATACACGGAAAAGGGCACTGAAAAGGGCGCAGTATGCGTAATTTTTGTAAGAAATGTCAACAAAGGCTTGTTGCTATTAACTATCACAAAGCTGATAAAGTTTATTATAGGTCAATGTGCGATCATTGCTCCAAAGATCGTGGAGATGGGGTTCCTTTATGGGTAAGAGCAGGATATAAGAAAAAATTATCCTGCGATAGATGTAGCTTTTCTTCTAAATTTCCGCAACAATTTAATGTTTATCACGCTGACGGTGATCTACAAAATTGTAGGCATTCTAACTTAAAAACTGTCTGTGCAAATTGCCAAAGAATTTTAGATAAAACAGAGATTAGATGGCGACGAGGTGATCTTCAACCAGATTTTTAATTTCGTTAAAAAGATGATCAATGGTTTGATCATTTTCTATTGTGTAGTCAATATGATTTCCAATCCAACTAGTTTCACTAGTATGAATTTTTAATTCCGACATTCTTTGTTTACTTATTGCCCAATTAAGATTTGTAGGTCCGCAGTTAACGTTGGCAGCATCTTGGAACCAATTAGGATCAGTCCCTCTTTTTACTCTCACTACTAATCCACCTGCATTATGGATGGCCTTTATTTCATTTGTAAATCTAACATCGCTGATTACAATGTTGTCTTTAGTTTTGCGAATTTTATTCTCAAGGCTAGCAATCCAGATATCATCGTGAAAATGATTTCTTAGAACTTCTGTCCCCCAATGCTGTAATACCCATCGAGGGGTTAGTTCCTTAATTTCAAGTCTTTCTGACCACCAAGTGTCTACTTGTTCTCGCCATTCCCGAGCTTCTTTAGTGCGTCCTTCTAGTAAAGTTCTATCCCATCCAAAAACCGCAGCTACAGCATCTTTTAAGGTATTAGCAAAAGAATCCCTTCGAAATCCGTGAAAATTTACCAAATAATCTGCGGCAGTATCTTTACCTGATCCAATAAAACCTACAAACCCTATAATCATAGCACCCCCGAACGATGCTATAATTTATTATCTTTAGATTAGAATGTCAAATTTTTATTAGCCGATAACAAATGTAAGGGGAGTTCCGCCGTCTTTATAATTAACAATGTCTTGTTCTAACATTTCTAGCTCAGCTTTACCCTCACCTTTTAAGGCGGCACCGTTTAGCGTTGTGCCACCTTGTGGACTCGCAATAGTTCCAAATTTTTCTCTAGCTTCGCCAAGTATAACTTTACAGGTAGCAAGGGCATAATCCTTTAACCATTGGCCAGCAAACTGATCTTGCAATAAATTAAAGTCTGGTCTGTAGTTGTGAACCCATATCAATACTTCTTCTTCACTTCTAGGCCTTTGCATCAATGTTAGTTTCTTTGTAGTTCTATTATATGTGAAATTTATATCACTACCAAACATTTTTCCTACTTGCTTTTGATAGCTTGCAAAAGCGTAATATGTAGCTAATCCACCCATATTTGTAGCAGTTAAGAGATAAGTGTTAGAGTAGGCTAAATTGAATGGTTCAAATAGGGTGCCACCTCCTCCTCCGCCAGATCTAGAACCTATGCTTCGACGAAAAATTTGTCTAACATTAGTAATTTCACTAGGTAGGGTATACTCATTTTGGTCAACTTGAACTGTTAAAAAAGCATAGCTCTCTTCTACTGCATTGCTACTACGCTGTCTAAACTTAGCTAAAGCTCGATCTATGGCAGTTTTATAGTGTGCAGGGTCTAATTCAACATCAATCATGCCATCACCTAGCATAGATTTGATGTAGTCAACGACATTTTGTCTTTCTAGTTCGCTATCAGTCATACAGCTATTTACCATAAATATACTACTATGCCTAGACTATCTCTATATCGTCCAGAAAAAGGTAATGATTTTAAATTTATCGATCGTGCTATTAATGAACAATTTCAAATTGGTGGCACAGATATACTTGTTCACAAATACCTTGGGCCAGTGACTCCTTTAGAAGGAGAAAGTTCGCCAACAGTTCCTGCTCAGCTTAACGAAATCCCTGAAGTTTCTATTCAAGACTTATTGTTGTTAGAAAATAGAGATAGAAAGTATGATACAGATGTTTATGTAATTAGAGGGATTTACACTCTTCAGGATATAGATTTTAATTTGAGTCAATTTGGATTGTTTTTACAAAATGAGAATATACTTATAAACTTTCATCTTAGATCAAGTTTCGAAGCTCTTGGTAGAAAAATTGTTGCAGGTGATGTTCTAGAGCTACCGCATCAAAAAGATGAATATGCCTTAGATAACAGTTTAGCTGCTTTAAAAAGATTTTATGTAGTTAGCGAAGTCAGCAGACCTGCTAGCGGTTACAGCCAAACTTGGTATCCACATTTGATTAGAGTTAAATGCCAACCTTTGGTAGATAGACAAGAGTTTAAAGAAATTTTAGATAAAGATTCAGGAGCAGGTGATGGATCGACTTTAAGAGATCTTTTAAGTGATTATCAAAAGAGTATAGAAATTAATGATCAGGTTATACTTCAAGCTGAAGCAGATGTCCCTAAGAGTGGGTATGAAACACGACATTTGTATATTGTTCCTAAGGAGGAGACATCTGGGTTAGTAGATACTTTAGATGTAAGCTCAACAGATATTGATGTCACTAGCGGATTAGATACTACCGCTATTCTTAATACACCTAACAAGAATTATTATGTAGGATATCTTACAGGGGATGGTGTTCCACCAAACGGATCGCCATACAGTTTTGGTATAACATTTCCGGAAAATGCAACAGAAGGTGAGTTTTTTGTTAGAACTGACTACCTTCCAAATAGAATGTATAGGTTCAATGGATCGCATTGGGTAAGATTTGAGGATAATGTTAGGATGACAATTAGCACCTTAGGGGATACACAAACTATCGATCAAGATCTAATTAGAAGAAAATTAAAAGCTAGCTTTATAAACAATTTAAATACAGCTACTATAGCAGGTGAGATTATTCCAGAAAGACAGGCTCTTAGCAGAGTCCTTAAACCGAAGGCTGATGTGTAATGGATTATTTTTATGACGGGCAAATAAGAAGATATTTGTCTCAATTTATTAACGTGATGAGTAATTTTGCCTATAGAGATGCTAAGGGTAATCTTACTCGTGTGCCTGTTAGATATGGAGATATGACTAGACAGGTGGCACAGTTGCTAAGAAAGAACAGTGAGAATGCTATTCCATCAGCACCATTTATTGCTTGCTATATAAAAGACATTCAATTTGACCGCCCTAGACTACAAGACCCTACCTTTGTCAGCAAAATACATATTAGAGAACGTGATATAAACACCGCTACTAATACCTATATTAACACTCAAGGTAGTAATTATACTGTAGAACGTATTATGCCTAGCCCTTATCTGCTTTCTTTAAATGCAGATATATGGACTACAAGTGCAGAACAAAAGTTGCAACTTTGGGAGCAAATAGTTGTATTTTTTAATCCTAGTTTAGAAATTCAAACTACTGATAATTATGTTGATTGGACTAGCCTTAGTGTGCTACACTTAGAAAGTCAGGTATGGACGACAAGAGCTGTTCCGCAAGGTGTTAACGAGGATATTGATATTTTAAGTTTAACATTCTCAGCACCTGTATGGATTACTCCACCTGCAAAGGTAAGAAAATTAGGTATAGTAACTAAAATTATCAGTAATCTTTTTGCTGAAAATATAGAAGGACCGATTAAGACTGCCTATGATAGAACAGGTGAATCTGCTATTTTTAATGATTTTAGCCCAGACGAAGAAGTTACAGTGACACCGGGCAACTATGAATTATTAGTGTTAAACGGAACAGCACGTCTTATTAGTCAAGCAATTTCAAACTCAGGAATTGATATAACTGATCCTAGGAATTCTACTTCGTGGCATACAATTTTAAATATGTATCCTGGAAAATTTAGAGCTAGTTTAACTCAATTAAGATTTGCTAAAGCTGGTGAGAATGAAGTAGTTGCTACAATTTCTTTAGATCCATCAGATGATAAATCAATGATTTTATCTGTAGATCAAGATACAATACCCTCTAATACTATTTTATCAGGAAGAGGCACTATTGATGCTATAGTTAATCCTATTACATATAAACCATCGGGGGTAACAGCAGGAACAAGATTTTTAATTTTAGAAGGATTAAATCTTTCTCCAGATTTTGGTCAGCCCGGATACGACGGTCCTGTAGCATGGAAAAACTCCGACGGAAGCGATTTCAGGGCACATGCCAATGATATAATCTCATGGAATGGAACAAGTTGGGGTATTGTATTTGATTCTACAACAGCGACCGGTGTAATTTATGTCACTAACTCTTATACCGGAACTCAGTATCAATTTGAAAACGGTGATTGGGTAAAGAGTTATGAAGGTGTATATCAAAATAAACTTTGGCGATTGATTTTGTGAATGAAATAATTTGTAGTGGTGGATTTGTTTTGGCTGCTGATACTAAAAGGTTTTTATTTTTACTCAGGAACAACGGTAAAACTGCCGGGTCTTGGGGATTTGTTGGAGGTAAAAAAGATCCTAAAGATTTTACACCATATGACACACTGTCACGTGAAATAGAAGAAGAAGTAGGAAATACTAAAATTAGAAAAGCTATACCTTTAGAGCTTTTTGTAAGTAATGATCAACGTTTTCAATATAATACCTATGTGCTATTAATTGAAAAAGAATTTATGCCTGTATTAAATTCTGAGCATAGTGGTTATTCTTGGTGTGAATACGGTAAATGGCCTAAACCCCTACATCAAGGCGTAAAAAATAGTTTAACAAATAAGATAACTAGGGCTAAATTAGAATTATTATTAGAACTTATCTAATAGGTCTGGGCCGAACGCCCAAGTTCCTAAATGCCTTAATTCTTGACTGAGTTGAGTATCAATTTTTACATTATACCCAACACTTGCCATTTTTTGACAAAGTATCATGTCCTCACCGAGATAGTCATTACTAGAGGCTGTCCAACCAAACTCAAACCAAGGTTTAGGGATTTCTGTAAAAATTTTAGTTTTCATTAGCATACATCCCATACCTACACCCTGAACTTCTATTAAGTCATCGTAAATCTCGAATGGTAATGGATTTTGCCAATCTCCTATAACTTCATAGGCAACACCCTTTGGTGGCAATTGCCTTCGAATATAATTACAGGCAACAATATCCTCGTTATGTGCTATTAATCTCATGGCTATGCTAGCGGGAAAGGTAATATCGCTATCTAACCAAAGCACATATTCTGCACCTAGATTAACCGCTTCGGTGGCTAGCCGTTCACGCTGAGTTAATAGTATAGTGCTAGCATCCATGAATACTTGAGTATCGATATTATTCATGGTATTAAGTTTCATCATTTCAGCTAGACATAAGGCGTGAGCTGAATGTAGAGTATCCCTAGTAGGGATACAAACAGCTAATTTACCTTTTTTGCTTGTCCAGCTTGTGGTAGAAAATACTGATTTCTTTTTCATGCGCCTGCAACATCTTTACTCAGTGCTTCGCCCTTAATTACTAATCCATGTATTGCCTGAATTAGATCTTGTGTGCGTTTCGCAACTATTATAAAGTCGTTGGGACTTAATTTGCAAGCGGTTGTCATAGTTTCGAAGCTCAATTTGCCCGAGGTTAGTGTTTCTATAGCCGCTGTTCTTGCTAAAGATTCTAAATAATAATCTTTAGATTGGTCGTCGTCTTGGCTAAAAAGCTCTTTACATTCTTTATAATCAAGCTCTTTTAACAATTCAATGAGATGCTTAAGCTCAGTCTCTTCAGTTTTAGTTAAACTAGTGCTAGTTTTGAGTTCTTGAATTCTTTCTAAAAAGTTTATAAGTGTTACTGGATTTGTAGATCTGTCCCAGTAGATTATATTATCTAATTCCCACTTACTCTTTGATAAGTCTGCAATTTTTATTATTTCAGCAATTTGATCTACTTTCATCTATTACCTTATGTATCGTAATCAAAAGGTGTAGATTTTCCGCCTAATCCTAAAGATAAACTTAATTGTGTTCCGGTTGCCAAACTAACGTAGGTTCCTAACACTGAACTAAGTTTTATATTTTGTCCTCCAGACGGGGCATTACCTGCTGCACCTGGTGCAAAATTGGTAAATGCCTTGTTGACTTTACCAAAAGAAATCTGTGCTCCTGTTGCAGGGGTGAGTAATGCCATACCTTTACCTTATGGCTCCGATATTTATGGTGCTGTTTTTTTGCAGAGATAATTTGTGAAAAGGTGCCATAATTTAACTAGATAATAGATAATCTAGTTATTTATTATATACTTCACGCTAGAAAAATACAAAAAATCCGTTACCGTTATTTGTATTAACTGGAGCGGCAAATATCCATCCTGTGTTGCCTCCATAGTCTATACTGCTATTAGCATACCAACCAGGAGGAGCACCTCCTGATACCACTGAATTTTTTACTCCCAACCAATTAAATGTCATAGTTCCTACACTTCCTGGTTTAGTTATAGGACCTTGAACATAGGTAGGAAATCCAGAAATACCATCTATAGAGAACGCTGTAACTTTGGCTATACCAGCTCCTTGGTTAGTAAATTTGAAACCTGCAGAATAGGCACCAGGATTTTTGGCCACAAGAGCTATAGAAAGGTTATCAGATTGAATTATTAACCACCCTGTGCCGTCCCCGCTTCCACTATGTGAAAATGTTGTTCCATTTGTTAACTTGTTGAGCGTATTACCAGTTCCAAAATAAACAGTTTTATCAAACGATCCTGTGCCTGTAAACTTAATCTCTGAGGTTCCTCCGTTAACAATTTGACTAGCACTGCCACTCCAAATACTACCACTGTTAGAAGACATAGTTATTATACTAGACCCTAATGTGACTGTCCCATTGTTTATTACACTATTATCAATGGTTATTGCTTGATCATTTGTGTTTAAGGTGTTTGAAGCATTTATTTGGATAATACTAGCAAGTATAGAATTCTGAATTGTAAGTGTTTTACCTCCAGAGATAATAAACCTTGGAAAAGAATTAGTCATTGCTGCTGTAGTAGATACTGAAGCTGCATTTGTCCCGATAAATTCAAAGGTATGTAGGTATGCTGTTGAATCCATTCCACCAGAATAGGTTAGATTACCTGCAATATATGTTCTATAAAGACTAGAATTAGGAGTCCATCCGACAAGTATTAGGTTGTTTGCATAAAAATTATTGTTGACTGTGGGATTTCCTGCTATCCTAAAGTTAGCAATATTAGTAGTAGCGCCTGTAGTGCCTCCATTGTTTAGTGTTCCGTTATAAACTTCGATGTAACCTGTGCCTGTCCATGTCATTGCGCTTATGTCTGCATGGCTCCAATTTATAGTTTGTATTTTTCCTGATGTTCCTGAAGCTATGGACTTTGTAGTTGAATTTAATGTACATGTGGTAGCAAAAATTGTATTGTTATTTAAATTAAAACTACCTGAATTAAAAGTAAATGTTCCTACATATAAGTTTCCTACTAGATTTCTTGTCACCCCTGCACCGGATACATCAAGATTAGGGATAGTTACAGAACCTGATGCGCCGGAAGGATATGAAGTAAAGGAAGGATTTGCAGCAGTGTCATTATTTATAACAGTTATATTTGTAGTAGACCAATTACCATAGTTTAGATTACCGTCACCAGCTAATTTTACTCCACCGTAGACAGTTAGGGTAAAATTGGCTGTATTTATGTATCCAGGTGTTCCTGCATCACCATCCCAATAATTTTGAAGTGTTTTAATAAATGTATTTCCAGGTGTAGACAGAGTTAAAACACCTTGAAATTGGATATTCATAGAAGCACCAGATGCCAATATACCTATATCCATGGTATTATTATTTCTCAGCCTCCATCCACCCCCTGTCTCAGTAGAGCTGAATTGTGCCGAATTGGCAATGTTAACATTACCGCCTGCTTCCATAATAATAAAATAACTGCCGAAATTAAAACTTCTTGTATTGCCAACATTTGAATTGATACGATAGAAAGAAGGATTTCCTACTAGGTTTAAATTACCACCCCCCTGAAATTGTAGTCCTTGTCCTACAGCAGATCCTGTAATCACAATAGATCCTATGTTGTAAACAGGAGTTCCGCTGGCAAAAAGTGCGGTAAGGTTTACTGTTGTTCCGCTAAATGATAACAAGTTATAAGTAGAACCGCTACCACTACAGTTTAAGATAGTTATAGCTGTGGCATTATTAATTGTATAATTTGAAGTAGCCCCTGTAAAATCAACTTGAGAAGCATACATATTGTTAACCGTGATGCTTTGCCCATTATTTTGGGCGACAACTAAACCCACTGGACTGGGTGTATCTGCGTCATAAGTTCCGTTGCTAACCATGTATATTCGAAGATTGGAAAGTGAGTTAACCGTGGTCCAAGGATACCCTTGTATGACATTTTTTCTTACATACATCTGAGTTAACCCTGTTATACCGGCACCACCTCCTAGGATCAAGGTATTCACTGTTCCGCCAAAACTCCAGGACATATTACCATATATTCTAAAATCAAAAGCATTGGTATCTGTTGATAGAATAGCAGTTAAGTTAGCATTGCCATTATCCATTTCGAAGCCACCATTACTATCTGAAGTAAATCCAGTAATGCCTGATTGAAAATTCACTGAGGTTGCACAATATATAAAATAGCCATTGGCTTGTAGTCGTCTAGTAAGTCCAGATGTTGATTGCCATTGGTCGAAAAGATTATTATTAGAGGTAAGATTTACGGTGCCAGCACTATGAGTTATAGTTCCCAGTGCCTGCCAATTAGTCAAATTATAAGTAGAACCTGTGCCTGATAATGTTCTAGCGCCTGCTCCTGTATTTTGTCGTAGATAGTTACAATTATAAGTAGCAGACCCACCACTTAATGTAACAATACCGTGTGTGATATTATCGAGGTTATATGTGTTACTGCCCGAAGAAATCGTTAGAGTGTTACAATCAGCACTAAGATTATAAGTTAATCCCGTAGGTGCTCCAGAAACTTGTAGTGTTCCTATTCTAGTATATGTATAATCAAAAGTTTCGTTAGCAACAAAATTTATAATACATGTTAAATTTACTGTATTATATGTGCCGCCGGCATGACTCATTCCAGATCTCACAAAGGTTATTACGCTACTGGTAAGAAAGGTAAGAGTTCCCGCCTCTAAATATACTTCTCGAACATTTCCGCTGGTTACTCCCACGGTAACGGTGCTGCCTTGAGGATCAAAAATTACCCTAGGCGCATGTATTCCAGGAACGGTTCCAAAAGTATGATAACTCCCAGAACCTCTTACCCTAAAACCTCCACCCCAAGGACTTGTTTCTGCATCTGAAGTAATAGCGGTTGATCCTACAATGTCGAATATACCAGAACCAGTAGTATTAATCCAATTACCGTTAAATTCCCATACTCTAGTATTAGCAGTGACATTACTTCTAAATGTGCGACAATTTAAATCCCAGTCTAGGTGTAATAACCCTATCGAATGATTTATAATACCATTTACATTAACAT